GAATAATAATCGTTGTTTGTTTGGTTTATTGTTTGATCTGTACAAAAAACTTTATCTCTATATATTACAGCACTTCCGTTTTTAATTCTTAATGTATAAAACTCGCCTTCAACTAAAGTACCGAAAACAGCGTCAAAACTCATATAGTTTCCGTCTGTAGATGCAGTAGGTGTTTTATTAATAGTCGCACCTGTACTTTCATTTGTAAGATCAACAGTTATTGTACCAGCTACGAATTGTCTAGGAATAACTTTAAAAGTTTTATTTCCGTTTGTGCCTATAATGTTCATACTAATATATAAACAAATATAGAATATTTTGTATAAAAAAAGCCTCTCGATATGAAAGGCTTGATTTAAATATAAATATATTACTAAGCTGGTGTTATAGGAGTTGCACCTGCAACATCTGGCTCTGTACAGAAAAAAGGCGGATCTACTTCTGTAGCAACCGCTGTTAATGTAAAGCCCTGTAGATCAGCGGGGGCTGCTCCCGTTACGATGGTACCGCCCGTAATTTCCACCCCATTATCACGACCCATCAAAAGTCTTTTTGTATTTCCAGCACCATCTGGGTACATCTCAACAACGTAATGAGCTCTACCTCTGTTTAAGAGTTTTAGTTCCTCTTGTGTAGCTACGTCTAAGTTTTGAAATGTTACGTTCAACGTACTTTCATAAAAAGTTGTTCCGTTTTCTCTACTAGAATTAACAACCGTTTCTAGTGATGACTGACCCCCTTTAACTTCAAACTTAAAAAACTCTGCTGAATTATCAGTAGGTAAAGTTATTGTTCCGTTTGAATCTCCTAAAGCTTCAATAACAGCACTATAGTCTAATATGTAAATATTTTTTATACCAGCAAAGGCGTTCTTACATCCAATACCTCTACCTTTTGTTATCGCACACGACATAAATGTTATTTTTTAAAAGTTAATATTCCTTTTAATAAAAAAGGGTAGGTTATTTTACCCACCCTTTATTATTAGTTAATTGTTTCTATTATGTGTATAGTACACAGTCAGCACCTACACCAATTTGAACTCCAGCTGTATATCTCATAATTACACGGACGTTCATTGATCCGTCTAGTTCAGCCATATCTAAAACTCGTACTTCTTGATAATCTGATAAAAGACCTGTTCCGAAGAATAAGTTAGAAGCTCTAGCTGCAACCATTTCGTTAGCACCCATTCCACTTGTTGGATATAGTTTTACACCATCAAAGCTTAGTTCACCACCTTGATAGAAAGTATGTGACTTAGCATCTACACCGCTGTTTGTTGCAGCAAAACCACCTAAAGCTCTTATGTAAGCTTTGAATACGTTTTGTGCACAGTAGATATATAAATCTTCTGAACCATATACACCAGAAGGAATAGCATCAACTACTTTTCCAATTTCAGCAACTACGTTAGCTGATGTAATATCTGTTGCAGTTACGTCATTTACAGTTGCGTCAGCGGCTAACTTACTTTTGAATCCATTGAAAACTCCCTCTGTAGTATCTTCATTCGCACCACTCCAAATAGAAGTTTCTGTTGCAGATGCAACCTCTGCGGCTACTCTTGCAAGAATAAAATCAGAAAATAAAGGTGGTAATTCATCGAAAGCACTAAAGCCCATTTGAGCCGCTTCCCAATCTGCGTGAAGGTCTTTTTTACAAATATCTAAATTGACTTGTAACTCTTTTGGAGTCAAAACTTTTTCAGTCAAAGCCAAACTTGATTCACCTGTTTGAAAGTTACAATCTGCATCTCTTACAATGTTAGAAAATGCACCTACCTTCATAGTCGCAGATTTTTTAATATTAGGTAATACTGTAATAGCATTATCCGAAATTGTTTTAGCTGACAATAAACTTGCTGCTATATATTTACCAGCAAATTCTCCAGCATAAGTTGTTGTTATTGATACACTCATTTTATATTTATTTAATTATTAATATTTAATATTTTTTCCATTACTCTATCAGCGGTTGTCTTTTGTCTGTTTTGACCCCAAGTATAACCACCAATTTTTTTATTATCAGCCTCAGGGTTAGCCTTAATTGGCTCTGCTGCTGGTTTGTTAAGTTCTGTTTGAACTTCCTCTGGCACTTCTTGACTAGATAATTCTTCTGTGATTAAATTACCTAAATCATCAGCACTCATTTCTTCTTTGTCTTTATCTTTGTCTTTATGACCCATTTGATCTTTAATATATTTTCTGAGATCGTCCATTTCTTTTTTGAATTCTTCTCTTGTCACATATTGCATTTCTTCTTTTTCTTCTTCTTCTTCTTCTTTTTCTTCCTCTTTCTCTGCTTTGATTTCTGCGATCAAACCAACTTCCTCAACCAAAAGACTTCTACCGTCTTCAAGCTCATACTCCCCAACAGGCAAAGCTACTTTTTCATCTTCTGTAAGAATAAAAACTTCTTTACCAGCTTCAAAAGAATCAGCCTCTAAGATAGTACCATTTTCTAACTTTAATTGCTCTAACTTAACTTCTTGCGATAAGTTTAGAACTTCTTTGATTTTTGCTATCATATCATTTGATTTCATATTTATATATAATGTTTAAAAATTAATTTTGCATTTTATCCAGATATTTTTCCAATACCTTGCGCTCTTAGTGAGCCATCACAACATTTTATTTTATAAGTGTTGTCTTCACACAAACAAGCTCTACGTCCACCTTTGGGACTTGTTCGACTTGGTGTTATGAATCTTTTAAATCTTTTTAGCATCCTTGCCCTCTATATAATTTTTTATAATTCTTACTAGACTTTAATTTACTTGTTTTTGTTTTTGCGTGTATGCCTTTTCTTTTAACTTTCTTCTTGTCAATTTTAATTGCTACCTTTCTCACCTTTTACTACTTTTTGGATGTTTTTTAGGCAACAAGTCATTGTCAGCTACATATTTTGCGTTTTGTGGTCTTCCGTTTTTTACCAAATACAAATAAGCATTTACTCTAGCAAAAGCCCATTGTGAGGGTGATTTTACTCTAGGACTTCTACTTGTGTTATAAGCACCAAGACCTCTTTGAAAAACTGACTTTAATTGTCCAACGGTTACACCATATCCTAATTTTTCTTTATATCTTTCATTGAAATCGTCTGCTTTGTTTTGTAGTGTCGCTTCATCTTTTTTTGATACTTTAGCACCTCTTGAAGTTGAAGCATCACCTTTAGCTGTTCCTTTACCTTTTGGATTAGGATTTGGAGTATCGCTTTTTGGTGCTTTAGGACTTTTTCTTATGCCACCTCTTTCGCCAACTTCAGCCATTTTTACACACTTGCCATCTTTTTTTTTATATCCTTTAGGACATTTTTTATAGTGTATATACATATCTTCTTTTGAGTGATACTCACAAGGCATATACCAAGTTCTTCCTTCAAACTCGTGTTGATGTATTCCTTCACATCCTAAGTCTTTAGACATCTCTTTTGCTTTTTCTTCTGTTGAATAAGCTAGTCTATCGTCTATTATGGCAAAGTCATCATTTACAACCATTGATGCAAGGCTTAGTTCCCCTAGTTCTTTGAGTTTTTTGATAGCATATCTTTTACCAGCTAATCCACCCCACAATAAATAAGAGATAGTTCCACAAGCTTGTTGGTCGTTAGGGTCGTAATACTCTTCAGCTCTTGATAAGAAAGAATACATTCTTTTGATTGTTTCTTCACTTATAGATTTTCCTTTCGCTAGTTGTTGTGCTCTAATCTTACCGACTTCTGTAGCACATTTGTTATTGACTTTTTTATTTAAATCAATCCCCTTTTGTGCATTGTTCTTAACGGCATCTGGGTAATCTGAATAAGAAACTAATTTGACTTCTCTTGATTCTACAATGTTAGCTAATTCTTCTAGTAGATACTCTGCTTCTTCTTCCTCAATCTTAGCAAGTTCGTCTTTAATGCTTTCTTTTGGTCGTTCCATTTTATCAGCAAAGTAGCCTTCTATTGAAAAACCTTTGACCTTGCCTGTCTTTACAAACTCTTGCCAAATCTGCTCATTGTTTACTTTTACTGCACCTACCCAAGTACCTTTTGGGAGTTCCATACCATAAAGTTTGGTCTTATCCATTTTGGGGTCTTCAACAATCCAACTTTCTACTAAAGATAGTCCTTGAATTTTATGTTGGTGTTCTAAGGTAGAATTGTTTTGTTTTCCTTGCTGTAGAAACATTTGTGAGGCTTTTAAGACCGTTTCTCTTGAAAAATATATGTAGTATTCGTCATCACCACTCTTACGGTATATAGGTTTATTAGGAACTAACAAAGCACCTAAGAGTATTCTTTTTTCTTTGTCAACCTCTGCAAGTTGAAACTCCTGTGATTTAAGAGCTATAAAGTCTTCTTCTATAGCTGGATTTTCTACAACCGAAATAGCTTCTATTCCTATCTCTTGATCTTCGTCTATAACAAGTTCAACTATTCTCATATTTATATATAATTAAATTTTTATTTTTTTGTCTTTATAATGTCGCACCTTCAACAATATTATTTTCTAGGCTTTGTGCAGTTGTAACATCATTAGCAACTACAAAAGCTTGTACAGGTTGTTGTGTTTGTTCCCCTATTGCTTCAGCAAGTTGGCTCGTTTCTGTTGCACCCACAATATTAAATGAAGGAGGTTGAGATATTGCACCCCCACCGCCAATTGATGTACTTGTAGTAGGTGCTGACCCACTAGATTTAGTTGGTACTTGAACAGCTGCAATTTTTTTGACGTTTTGTAAACCACTTGACAAAATAGCGGCAGCGTTTGCAAACTTTAAAGCTGTTTCAAAAGGAGTTACGGTTTGAGCTGCTAAAGCATCAGACACACCTCTAAAAGTATTAATGGTTGAACTTGCAATAGCTAATCCTTTGCCTACAGCTGTTTGTTCACCAGCTACAGCACCTAATCCTTCCAATGCAGCTTCCGTATCATCTAAAACTTTTTGTTTAGCATCAAACTCTAGTAGATCAATTTTATTTGACGCTTCCGTGAATTGTTTTTGCAAAGATATTCTTTGCTCATCTGAAACAAGCTCATCTTGTAATAATATTTCTCGTCTTTCTTGGAGTATATTTCTTTGATCTTCAAAAGCAAGTTGTTCAAACTCTTTGCTAAGTTCTAGTTCTTCAAAATTTTTCTTTTGCTTTTTTTCTCTATCCTCTTCTGCGAATTGATCTAGTTTAGCTTGAAGTTTTTGATCCAATGAAAGTCTAAGTTCTTCCGTAGCTTGACCGAAAATAAATGCTTCAGCAAGTAACCTTTGATTTTGTTCTTTAATTTTTTGAATTTCTAAAGCTCTTTTTTCTTCTTCTGTGTTTGCCTCTGCATCCCTTACTTTG